TCCAAGGCCCTTACCGAATACCATATCGATAATCCCGTTAATAATAGCGTTGTTGGTCGGGCTTCCGTTGTACCTGTCAATCAGGTATTGGAAGTAGTTGTTGTCCTCACCGTACTCCACCCACCCCTTATTCGCCACCTCTTTAATTTCGGGGCGAACGTAGGAGTTCATTGCTACAAATCTGATATTGCTCATATGATTACAAATGTATTATCTCCCGCCGGCTCCTGCGTGTACACGCCTGAGTTGACGGTGTACTTCTCGAAGTTAGTTTGGTTGGTGCAAAATACCCGACCTCGGTAGATTAAGTTCGAGCCGCTAAATACTTCCAGAAGGTAGAAGTTGGCCTCTTCCAATACCCAAGCCGCAGCGATGGTCATATAGCCATTGGCGGAGGTTGGTGTTCTCGTCTGTTGCTGCGTGATGTTCGTTGACTCGTTGGTTAACTTGACAACCACCGAAGCAGGAAACGACCTCGGAATGATAACGAGGTTTTGAGACGATGCGCTTGTTGTTAAGATGTTCATCTTTTAATTAACTCAGGTCATACGTTTTGTTTTTCTTACAAACAAAAAAGCCACCCGAAGGTGGCTCTTTTAATTGTGTGTTAAAAAATTAGGAACCCATTGCTCGCTGTAATGCTTGGAGGCGCTTTTGAGCATCCGCAATGTTGCTATTTAAAAATTGCAATTCACGAGTGGCGTACTTGTGATTTTCAAACCCACTAGCGTTTCCGCCGTAGTTTTTATTCACTTCCTCTTCAAACTCTTTTAAATTTCTTTCTACAAGATCACGCAAAGACATTGCTTCTTTGATTGCAGTTGACATTGCTGATTCAATTTTTGATAATTCACTAAAGAATCCTAAATCACGATTAACAGAAGGAATTTTCTCAGCGTTTTGGCGAAGGTCTCTTGCTGCAAACTCAACCTTAACTGGTTCTGCTTTTGCGGCAATGATATTGTAAACTGTTTGTTTGCTCATTTTATGTTTGCTTCAACGTTACGTACTAATCTTTCAATCTGCTGAATCATTGCAAGACCTTCCTTTACGGGAACAGGAACGGGTATGCCAAGCTCTTTAGCAGTCGCCTCTACTTCGTTAATCACTTGAGTGGTTTTAGCGATCCTTGATTTAACGTCAGGCAATAAGCGAAGAGTTTCTTTCTTATTGCTCTCGTAGCGTTGACTGGTTTTTTCTAGATCTGCTTCGAGTTTTGATTTGTACTCTTGAAGTTTTTTATCTAGATCTACCTTAGCTACTCGCAAATCTGTTTCGCCGCGTGATGTTAATTCAGCAAGGCTGTTGAGTTCCATTGCTAAATCCTTAAGCGATCGAGTTGCTGTTAGCAAGTCTTGCACATTGGCTAACTCAATTTTAACTGAGTTCATCCGGTTGATAATCTCTAACGGCTTATTCATACGTCAAAGATATATTAAAAATCGGTTCCTGATACGATAGTTGTAATTCCAGCAGCAGTCAACGTGCCGTCCAAGAAGTTCGCGGGAACTGGCTCTTGTCCGTTTAGCGTCAGAGTGTAGCCACTCATATCGCCCATAGCAGCGCCAGTTACAATCGTGCCACCCGTAACCTCACAACCGTGCTGCAATCCAGCAACGAAGAAGTTGTTGTTGCGGTCTTCAACGATAACAATCGGACGGCCGTAAGCCATCAGCTTGATTTCCTTGTGTGATTGCTTGCTCAATTTGTGCAAGGTCAGGTTCAGGGTTTGGTCGAAGAACGTGGTTCCGTTGTCACGAGAAGAAGTGATTGCCTGCTCGAATGAAGAGGTTCCTTTCAATTCGTATTTGTAAGCGGTCAATCCGCTTCCGAGAACGTCAATAGCATCCGTGTTGGTGGCGTCATAAGTCACCGTCAGATCTGCGTAGTTCAAAAAGTAAACCGCATTCAAACCACCTACAACGTCCTTGCAGGGTTCGATACGGCCGAGGGAAAGTGCACAAGCCATTTTGTTTGTATTTAGTAGATTAAAAAAGAAAGGGGTGGGGCGTTATTACACCACCACCCCCTTCAAGGAATTTAGAAACGATTAGGCGTAGAAAACGATGTCGGAACCGATACCGTACTGGATGCCTGCGCTCATACGCATAACCAAGCGGAAATTTTGGCTGCCGTCGATGTCCGCCATATCGATCAGGCGCACTTCGTTCTTGTCAGACAACAAGCCAGTTCCAAAGAACAAGTTGCTCTTCTGAGCTGCAACCATACGGTTAGCGGAGAGACCTTCGGCCAATACAACGGGGATTCCGTCGAAGAACAAAGGCTCAGATCCGTACCACATAGTACCTTGGTTGTTCACACCATTTGCACCCAAACCAGAAGCTCCGAATCCGCCCAATGCACGGACGTAAGCCTTGGCAACATTCTGAGAGACATACAAGTAAACGTCAGGCTTACCGTATAAAGCAGCAGGGATAGCGTCAACTACCTTACCCATCTCCGTGATAACGTTAGCAGCGGTAACGGTGGTTCCAGTTACGTCTACAACGTCAGAATCAGCAGCGAACAAGGTTTGGAAACCTGCGAACTGGCCAGAAGAGGCGTTAACACCAGCCCAGATGTTTTGCTCGATGCGAGCAGAAACACGCTCAGCAGCGTAAGCAATCAAGAAGTCGGTGAAGGAAGCGGGGATGTTCTTAAATGCAGAGTATCCCATCTCTACGGCTTGCCAAGTTTGCTCGAAGTCCTTCTTGCACATCTGCAAGTTAACTTGGAACTCTTCCAAGGTCAAGATTCGCTCCGTCAAGGTAACGGTAGACGTAGGGTCGAAGTCGCAAGTAGCGTCCTTCAGGATATCGTCGGTGTTTACCTTTTGGATAACGGATTTGTAAAGTACGTTGGGCATAATCTCAATGAGACCTTTGTCCAAGGTAGGTGCGCTCAACAGAGCAGCGGCAACGTATTTGCCAGCGAATTCGCCAGCATACGTCGTGGTGATAGAAGTGTTAGTGGGCATTTGTTATTTGGATTTATTTGTTTAAACGGGCAAGAACACGGTCAAGGGCAGACTCTGGCGAGTTTTGCGACAAGCTTACTACCTCTTTAACTGAACTTTCTGGATTGTGTTTGATGGCAGAGGCGGCAGGTACGTCAGAAGACATCTCTTGCTTCTTCTTGTAGGCTCCCATCTCTTCCTTCATTGCGGACAACTCCGCCTTCATTTCTTCGATAAGGGGCATTACAAGCTCCTTAATCTTGTCTTCAACAGATGGCTCCATAGCGGCCTCAACCTCTACTTCTACCTCTGGTGTTTCCTCTTCGGCTGCTTTGATTTCGCCAACAACGCCTTCTTCGGTAACGACCAAAACACGTCCGTCTTCCATCAGGTATTCTCCTACTGGAACGGCGATGCGGTCTTCTTCGCTAACGATAAAGATGGGTTGGCCTGCTTCAAATGCTTCAGCCTCGAGGACAGTTCCGTTGTCAAGTTTGGCTTGCGCCAACTTAACCTCTTCTTCTACTGCGGATAGCTCCGCAAAGAATTTGGTGAAAATTTCGCTCGCTTTCATATTTCAACTAATTTAATTGGGTTTACTTTGTTACAAATTCGGTGCTTTATTAACAGGGCCTACTCCCTGCGCTCGAAGCGAACCATCGCAGCATTTGGAGGAGTAGGTGTTGTTTTTGCACAGGCAACCACGCTTTCCGTTCTTGGGTGACGTGCGACTTGGTGTCTCTTTCATAGTTTACCGAGTTCTTTTAATTTAGATTCAGACCAACGCTTGGCGGCAAGCCCGCCCCATAGCAAAAAGGAAATAGTACCGCAGGCTTCCGTATCGGATTCGTCGTAGTATGCCTCGGCTCTTGATAGGTACGAGTACATACGGCTAATAGTCTCCACGCTTACAGGCTTCCCGTCGGCGAGTTGTTGCGCTCGTATCTTGCCCACTTGCGTAGCGCACTTGTTACCGCCTTTCTCGTTGAGTTCGATGCCACGCTTGGCATTGTTGCGAACGGCCTCTGGGTAGTCTGTGCACGACTCCATTTCGACTCGCTTCTTGCTCTTTAGGCGGCCATCCTTTTTAATCTTGGCGATGAT